TTCTTTTGAAATAACTTTTGCAGTTGTATAATTACTCGGTATAAAATTTACTAACTTTGCCATATTAATTAAGTTCAATTATAATTTCTCTCATTAAATCTTGTGACTTACACCACTTACCACATTCTTCTGCTATCTTTGCCCATTGTTTTGACTCCTGTAAAGGTGCCATAAATGCTCCATGTGTTGATGGGTTAGATACAAAATCCCATCCTACCAATTCAAAATCTTCCTGAACCATTACAGTTCCATCATTCAATTCTTTTACTGAACCCAATCCTCTAGATGAAATACCTAAACGAATATTATTTTTTAATAATTCTTTTAAGATATTTCCAGATGGTGTTGAGAGTATTTCTACTACACCACATACATCATCACCTTCCCAATATATTTCTCTAATATTGTGAGAAACATTTTTTAAGTTGATAACTGGAGATTCAGGATGGTCTAATTCACCTAATGCTCGTCTTTCCTTAATGAGTTGTTGATATTTTTGACATTCTCTCATTAAGATTTCTTTTGGATATCTTCTATTGTTTTGATTAGGTGCACCTGCTCTTTGCAAAATACCTTTAACCAAATAAGTTCCATTTTCTTCTTGTTGAAGTTTTGCTTCAAACAAATGAGTTTCAATCAATAATCCTTTATTCATTATTTTTTATTTCTTAATGCTGCTAAATCACTTCCTTCAATTTCACCATCACCATCAGTATCAATTTTCTTTTGACCTGCGGTTAATTCGGCTTCGTTGTATCCTGTTAATTTACCTTCGGATTTTGCTTTAGTTGCTTTATCTACTGCAGTAAAGAATTTAACTTTTTCTGCATCCGACATATCAGGAATAGTCTTACCTGTTCTATCTAACATATGTTTGAACAATTGTTGATAATCACTTTCTTCTTTAACTACTTGACGGATAAGTTCTTTTAATTCTGTATGTTTCATTATTCTGATATTTGTCTGATTTTTTGGTCTAATTTTAATAATCGTTCCTGTATACTATAAATATGACCATTTGTTCTTTTCCAATAAGATTTGTTACTAACCCCGCTTTCATTTTTAATCTTACCATACCAATTAAGAAATCTTTCCATTTCTCTTAATTGTTTATTAATATTAGATATACCTCTACCAATTTTAGATTGCGCAGTTGATTCATCTTGTTTCAATGCTAACCATCTATTTTCATTTACTACACTATATCCTGTAAGGTCTGCTTGTCTTTTTGCTTTTGTTTTTTCACTATCTTTACCACTAAATGCAAATGGAGTATTATATGCACCGGCAGCTCCACTACCAGTCATTTCATCGACCATTCTTTCTCTGACGATTTTACGAATAATTTCTCTAATTTTATTAAGTTGTTCTGTTTTTTTATCAGGTAATCCTTTATGAGATGTTGATGCAAAATCTTTAGCATCTTTATCAGACATTGAATTGGCAGCTTTTGAAACTTCTGGAGATGGAGCATCCATATCTCCTTTTTGTACGGCATGTACCATTCCCATAAATCTTTGTTGTGCTTTTGATTGTGCTGGCATATCTAATTAGTTTATGATAATACTGATGCAGTTCCTGCTGATAATTGAATTGCCGTTGGATGACATGGATAAATTTGTCCAGGTATTAATGTTTGTAATGCTAATGAACCACCACCTTCTACATATAAACTACCACTTGTAGCAAATCCAACAGGAGTCATTACACCCCATGCTTTATCGTAATTACCCGTAGTATCATGTCTACCTATTTTAGTAATTACACTTGATGAAGTGAATGTACTGATTTTGAATATTCTATAATTTGTCATTTTTTATTTCTTTATGGATTGTTTTAATTCTTTTAATAATTCGTATGTCATCATCATTGCCGATAAATGTTGTTCTTTAATCTTTTTAACAGATTTAATTTTTCTAATATTTGCAATTGTTTCTGCTAATTTTATTTTTGTAACTTTGTCGGAAATTTTTGAACCAATTTCTTTTAACCCGTCAACCAATTTGCTTACCTCAATTGAAACATATTCATTTAATTTACCAGTATTATTAATATTATTAATATATTCTCTTAATAGTCCTTTTTGGTCGTTGGTAAGATTACTATATTTGTTATTAAATGATTCAACTAATAATTTATAAGAAACCGCTCTCAAATCATCATCTTGTTTTCTATATTCTTCTAAAACCGCATCTTTGATTTTTATTTCTTTATTTTGAATAGAAGAATTGATAATATTTTCTGCAATTGTAAACCTTGCAGATACTATATCCGTTGGTTCATATTGCGTATCTGTTATTACTGTTTCAAATATTTTATAAATAGATGCTAATGTTTTATAATTAGAAATTGGAGATTTAATAAATTCATCCAAATTGTAAGTTTCTTTAATCTCTTTTATAAGATTGTATTTTTCCTTTGTTAGTTTTTTCTCGTCTATTTTTTTACGAGCTTCTAATATCGTATTGATGAATTGTTCAGCTTTTGATTCTGAATTATATTTTTCATTAATAAGATATTGATATAATTTCAATTCTTTTGATAATTCTTGTTTAGAATTAAAATGTTCTTTCAAAAGCTTTTCTGCTACTGACTTACTAGATGACATTACTTCTGCGGTGATTTGTCTTACTAATAATTCAAATATAAATCCCGTATTCTTAAATTTCGAATGTTTTATTTTTTTCATCAAATTATACAATTATTCTGATATAAATATATTTTATTATTGGTTTATTACTCTTTTGTGTTATCTTCTGTTAAAATAGTCTTTTTATTTCCATTCATATCCTTAAATATCTCTAAATATGAATCTCTTGCTTTGTATTTTACCGAACCTTCTTTTTGTTTAAGAGTCTTAATTCCCAATGGGTCTCTACCTTGTGGGTGGTCATCTTTACCATATCTAATTGCATCGCGGGGTCTACCACCTTTGTCATCTTCTTCCAGTTCCGAATTAAGTCTATTCAATTCTTCTTCTACATTTGTAGGGCCTTCCGTACCTGTTTCCTTTGCAGGGTCAACACCTTGTGTTTCAATTGATGTTAAACGGAATGTTTGTTTGGTATCATCTAATACTTGTAGTGTCATTTCATCTTGCTCATCTTTTGCAAATTTCATAACTGCGTCATACATCCATTCTTTTGAGAACATTTTTGTTTGTTGCATTTGTGTAATCAAAGCTACTTTAGAAGTATATAATTCAACTTGTTCTTGTTCGTATATTTTTGATGGAATTGTAAGTTCTAAAGAAAAGTTAGTTAATCTATCATCGGTGATACCTTGTGCATATAAGTGAACAATTGCAACTTTTGTTAATTCAGAAATCAAAACTCTTTGAACTCTTTCAATTGTTTTTGCAAATCTAACATCTTGTGCTGCAAGTGTTGCTTTACCATTTACATCTTCCTCATATCCTAAGAATGCTTTTGGAATTTTCAATGCTGCCATTAACTTACCTTTTAAGTAGTTAATATCATCAATCATATTGTACTCCAAACCTTTTAGGGTATCAATTGAAGTACCATTATCATTACCTCTTACGGGCATATAATAATCTTCAATAAGGTTTTGCATATTATATTTCAAATTGTACTCACCCGTTCTTTCATCTACAAATGGAACTTTCTTTGAACCATTGATAATCTTTTGCATGTAGTTATCAACTTCATTTGGTGGAATATTACCTACATCAATTTTGAATATTCTTTTTTCAGGAGCTCTCATTACTCTATGAATTAACATAGCATCTTCCATTAACATCAATTGTTTCCAAACTCTTCTTGCACCTTCAATCATTGATTTTCCGTAAGGTAAAAAGTTTGAATCAGAATTTAATCTAAAATGGGCCATTTCATAGTTTTCAAATTCCTTTTTTGGAGTTTGACCATAACCACCCGATGGGTTTTGATATGGTGCGTATATAAATTTAACTCTTTGAGGATTCTCTGGGTCAAAGTTTTCTACTCTACTAACTTCGTATGTTGATAGTGGCATTGCATTTACAATACCCAAACCATCTGCTATTTCTAATTGTAAAAAGAAATCACCATATTTAACTAAATTTCTAGTCCATGGCCATAAATTAAATTCTACATTAATAATGTCATAAAATAAATTTTCTAATATTTGTTTTATTTCATCATCTTCATGGTGTATTTTTAATACATTACCCATTTCATTTCTAGCCGTACATTCATCCGAATATACATCCAACGCTGATGATAAAATCGGGTCCATATCCATTGAATCGTAATCTCTAAACAAGTCAATTCTAACTTGTTGATATGCCATTGAGGATTGCGTTGCTCCTGAACCATAATTGGTTACTTTCATTTTCATAAAACGGTCAACTAAATTTGTGGTCATATTCTGCCACTCATCCGTATCGATAACCTTTACACCATCCTGTGTTTTACGAACAATTGTGTTTGTTGAAAATAATTTCTGTAACCTACTAAATATTGATTTATCTGCCATTTTTATATAATTCTATTTTTCTAAATATATGGAAAATTTTCCACATTTCCAAATTTACCATTTTCTACAACTCCAATAATTTGCTTTATGTCTTGGTCCTGGACTATCACAATTCATTCTTGCTCTAAATGATTTTCTAGCTGCTGGATTTGATTTTCTAATTTTCATTCCTTTTTGTCCAAAGTTTACCTTAACAACATTACCTGCGGGGTTCTTTACATATACCTTAAACTTTTTAACATCACCTTGCATTGGTTTACCCAATTGTACTTCTCTACCCTGATACTCTGCTTCTCTTAAACATTGACAACCTTCGTTTAGGTTTTTATCATATGCTCTCATAAAAGAAATAAAATCTTCCATATCTTCATCTTCTACATCGTATTCTTCAGGTTCAACTAAACCATAATTTACATCATCATCACTATTGATATCTTCACTTACAGGTACACAATTTGGAACCATTTTACCATTTTTCATTTTACCACCAACTTGTTTATATCCTTCCCAACAAGCTTCGTTTACTATACCTTCACCAAACATACCTACAAAATCACCTTGATATCTATTACCAGGTCTACCCGACATTGCAGTTGCGAAATCTTTTCTAACTTTTTCTTTTCCTTTAGCTATAAAATTAAAAAGGTTTTTAGCATTCAAATTAAAATCATCTATAAACTTTTGTACTATACTATCACGTGTACCCGTTAATTTAGCAATTTCTTTTGCTTCTCTACCCGTTACTTCGTTTACTATATTTTCACTACAAGTTTTCCAACCACCACCTTTAGCTTTGTAATTTTTTGCTGCCCAACCATTTGCGTATGCAGATGGATAAACATCAAATTTAGATTTTGCTGCAGATTTGGATGCAGACCATTTACCTGGGTCCGTTGGACAATTCTTTTCTAAAAATAAATTTAATCTTTCTTCTATATTCATATTTTCATTTTTTTTCTTTCCTTGACAATGTGCTTTTTGAGAAAAACCTTTTGGATTATTACAATCTATACTACTTTTATATTTTTGACTCCAATCTTCGTTGTTCGGTTTAGTAGAAACATATATTGGCGTTTTACCTTGTCCATTACTATTCTTACCACCTCTTCCGGCATCATTTTGTGCAGCTCTTTTTCTTTGAGTTGCACTTTCTTTTTCTTTTTTACTCATTCCAGCTGCTTTTGCTGCAGGAACACATTTTGCATAACCTCTTTTTTCTCCCGAAGTTCCACATGGTGGGTGTTTTCCATCGATTTTTTTGCCAATGTTTACCCATTTTTCCTTAAACCACTTATTTAAGTCTTCGTTCATTTATAATAGTTTCAACATATAAATATAGAATTATCCCAATAACCAAGTTAAATTTTCAGTACCTTTTTTACCTAAATCCATTTCATATGGATTTTGTTTTAAGTGGCCGGTTGATACAAAGCCAGTATATTGACTTACCTGTGTTGAATTTAACATGGTTTTTGTCAAATCAATACCTTCTTGTTTCAAACGAAGTGCTGTATTACGAACCCAAAGTCCAATTGCCAATGCCATTGTTAAGTCATCATTGTATCCCTTCATTGCTTCAGCTCTACCGGCAGTCCAAATGAATGTAAATAGTTCATCTATAAGTCTTTGAGAACGAATGAGGATGTCTTTACCATTTATGTATGTGTCTAATGTTGAAATAATAAGAGGTCTTGTTTTTATTGTTGTTCCAAATCCTGCAACTAATTTTTTTTCGTCTCTATAAAATTTATTAGACATTTGTTTTTCAACATCAATATATTTTAAGTCATTACTCATATAGAATAGGTTACCATATCCTCTATCAATTACTTGTTGAATAGTTGCCCAGCCTACATTTGAGTTTTCTATTATTAGTAATGCGTTATTCCATTCTGTGGATACTGCTACTAAGAAATTTCCAAAATCTTTTGTTTCAATTTTACCTCTATATTCTGCGACCTGTGAACTATCCTCTATGTCTATTATTTGAAATGTAGAATAATCCGAGCCATCACCTCTAGCGACATCGGCAACTACCATATATGCTCTATTGTAATTGGGATGTTCCCATTTCCAATAATTTCCGTCAAACCCACTTTTTTCAATCGGGTCCATTACATATGTGTCTTTATACCATGTTAATAATGCTGGGTCAATTACAGTATCTCCTGAACCTACGAAATCACAATCACACTCTTGAGATGCACCTTTAACTCCTAATATACGTGTTTGTTCATCTCTCCATGCCTGATTTCTTTCTGGATGTTTTGTCCAATGTAAATTAATACAATTAAATCCATTTGCACCACTCTCACCTTCTACCCACATTTTATGAAACCAGTTACCCACACCATTTGGGGTAGATAATACAATTGCAGAACCACCTGTTGATAGGGTTGATTGTGCCGATAACCAAATCTCATCAATATCTCTAATGAACGCTGCTTCATCCACAACCAACAATGATAATGCTTCCGAACGACCTGCGTCTGGAGAACTTGCGATTGCTTTTACTTGTGAACCATTTTTTAATTTAAGAGAAAGTTTGTTATCTTCTACTGAACTATTACCACCATCTCTTAACCAAATAGGAAGTAAGTCGTGCATTACTCTAACCTTTTCAACTAAGTTTTTTGCTACAGTTATTTTAGTTGCAATAACCAATGCATTATAATCTTGGTTAAATAACATTTTCCAAAGAATAAATCCTGCAGATAATGTTGATAATCCCAATTGACGGGATTTAAGAATAATATTTAATCTATTTTCCTTAAAGTCGGTTAAACAATCTTCCTGAAATGGGAAAAGGTGAAAGGGTATTTTTCCTCTCACCGGGTGTTGAATGACACAATACTTTTTCATAAAGTAAATGGGGTCTAACGCACATTTACGATATTCTTCAGCTATTATTTCTTTTAATGACTTCTTAGGTTGCCCTTGAACTCCCATTATTTTTTGAATTTAATCTTCCAATATACACCACCACCGATATATGGTGCTAATGCTCCACTTGTACCATCAGTTGTTCTATTGGCTGCTCCGATCCCTAAATGGAACATCTTATCTTGTTTTGTATTGATTAAAATACCAAATCCTAAATGAGATACTACATCTGCTTTATTAAACCCACCTTCTAAACCATAGAATACTTTAGTTTTAGGTAATTCTTTTACAATTGTAGTTTCTTTAATAGTTCTTTGTTTAACGCTTGCATTGAAAGTTCTACCCAATATTTTATTTTGAGTAATTGTATCAATCATTGCAATTGTTCCTAAACTATCTGGTAATTGTAATGTATCTTTATAAATGTTCTTTGCAAAATA